AATTTAGATAAAAATTCTTGTAGGTCTTTGACTCTCACTATAATCCTGCTTTCCGAGCGCTGTCTAATTTTTTATTAAGTGCGTCGTGCATCTTCTTATTCTCTTCTTCTAACTCTGTCAATCTTTCTTGTAATTTTCCATTCGTTTTTTGATGCGACTCATTAACTTCAAGTGCATCTGCAATCCTATTAAACAAATCATTATTTTCTTTCTTGATTCGATCAATCTCATTCTGCAAATGATCACATCTAGCTTGAGCTTCCTTCACTCGATTCGTTTCAATTCCTTTCATAATACTCAGCTCTCCCTCTGCTTCCTGAGCTCTCTTTTTCATGTTAGCTAAAGGTGTTCTGTCTTTTCTCATCTCAGCAATAGTGCACGCTTCCTTCAAAGCGTCTCTCTTTAAACGCATGTCTTCCTGGATTGGAACAGCATCAGCATAACTAACCTCATGCTCTTTAGCTATTTCCCACAAAGTTGGATTGTCTTGTTCTGCTCCTTCATTTTCTTCTCCTGGTGGCTGATTATGACCAATTCCAATTGCTTCCTCCTGACGGTCCGCATCCCTATATTTTTCCAATTCTCGGTAAGTCTTATTAGGAAATTCTTTGCAGAGTTCATGTATTGTTTTCTCTTTCTTCATATTGACTTTTTATCAATGTTAACTTAAATTGTCAAACATGGGAGTTTCTAAAAGACTAACTGAGATGCAAAAAAGATTCGCCGAATTTATAGTATTCGGAGGACCTGAGGGGCCTATGACTCAGTCCGAAGCAGCTATCGCTGCTGGCTATGCGAAGAGCAGTTCAAGAGTAGAGGGATCACAACTATTAAACCCTAGATACAGTCCTTTAGTAGTTCAATATGTGGGAAGACTCAAAGAAGAGAGATTAGAGAAACACAAAGTTACTTATGATACTCATGTGGCTGAACTGGCTCGACTTCGAGAGGCGGCTCTGAAGAAGAATTCATTTTCTGCTGCTGTGAACGCTGAGACAAATCGAGGCAAAGCAGGAGGGCTATACATAGAACGGAAAATAATAAAACATGGGAAATTAGAAGATATGTCAGAACTAGAACTAGAAAACAAAATGAAACAAATTTTAGACGATTATGCACCAATTTTAAATGTTACCCCAGAAACCACAAAGTTAGCCAGTAAGAAACAAGATAAGCAACCAACACAGTTGAAAGAAAAAGAAATATCATCTAGTGAGGAATCAGAGTTAAAGAGTAAAGAGCCAGCACAAAAAACACCACCATCCCAATAATAAATAAGCTATCTGGATTCCACATATTTTAAACTCTCCTCATTTGAGTAATAGGATAACGAATATTTTTACCCGTTATATTAGTAAAAAATGTAATTAATGTTAATCGCTCACTCTTATCATCACCAGAATTTCGAGAGGCATGCCAATTATAGCCATCAAATAAAACTAGCCTATTAAAATTAGAGAACAATTCAACAGTTTTACTGAATTGAGAGTTACATTTATCTTTATATTTTTCCATACGCTTCCGATTTTTTAAATCTTTGTAAAATTTTTCTTTCTCTTCCTTGTACTTAGCCTCAGTATTAAAATTTTTTCCTCTATATAAACAGGTACCACTGTTAGGATGATTACTTAAATAAATAATTGAAGTAATTTCATTCGGACCATCATGATGTACCCAACCCTCTTCCCCATGTATTTTATAGGGTACACGCTGAAAATATTGAACAGCATTCCATCTCATTGCGTCCACACTTATAGGATATAAGACTGCCATCATCTTTCGAGTTGACCACTGCAAGAAAGCCTTATCCACTTCATGAATAGGAGGAGTTCTAGTGCCAGGCCATGTATTATTAGTAGCTTTCGTGTATTTAAAGGTCTTTGATAATTTCACTATAGCCTGAGGATCAGCAAAAAAATTATCTACAATTAAAGTGGGCCATTCCATAATTTATTTATCTGGATTCCACATTTAACCTCTGGAGTCCAGTTATGCACCCTCGAGGGAAGATATTCCGATCTGAATATGCCTCGTCCTTCGAGTCATAACTTGCAAAAGTCCAAATGAATCGCTTGGTCTTTTTGTATATATATGCAAACGAGACCATCTTAGAACATTCGAAGCTATCGAACTCATCAGCACTAGCATGGCCGCCATCCGCAGTAATGTCAAGCCAAGAGATCTTATAGAAGTAATATCTCTTCTTATTGATCACGACATGCCTATATTTTGATTTCTTCCTTTGCATATAGTACTAAATACCACAAAACTACTTACATCAAACCACTTTTCGCTGGTTGTGCACCATATACCCTATGGTATTGCTCACTTATTTGACCTTACGACGTTTTATACATTTTACATTTTTGTAAAACGTCGTACATTCAGCTATATATACCAACGATAATCGTTCATTTCGACGTTTTACACTCTATTTGAAATAAAAAAGTAAAAAAACTTTTTTCATAGCTTTCAATACTATGTATAAAACGTCGTGCCTAATTTGTGCCATAATATCGCCTTATTGTTGCCATCTTTTCAGCTGCAAACGCGACTTTGGCTAAAAGCTTGTCGATATTTCCAGTCAAATCATGATGACCTGGTACGACTTCCCCTTTTAAGAGCGCATCTATCTTAACTAATGCCTCTTCTTGGTCGGCCGTGTACCGTGCAACAAGGGCCTTGTATATTTTTTCCCTGATTGTTCCTGCTTCTCTCATGTTACCTCCTCTCATCTCGTGATGATTTTTCCATTATATTGGCCTTTCTCATTTATATCAATTTTATATTTCTTAGCCCATTCTGATCTACCTTGGGGAATAGGAAATTCAACTTTTCCCCCACTCTCAACATAAACAATTTCAATTTTTATGCATTTTTTTAAAGGAGAAGTGATTACCCGATTAATACGCCGCCCCATGGTTTTGGTTCCTTGTCGTGTATTCTTATATTTAACATCAATGTAGCGCGTTTCTCCTGTTTCCTGGTGGACAAGAACTAAATCAATAGGGCCACTCATCTTATGAAAAATAAGATAACCCAATTTTCTAAAATAAGCTGCTGCAAAGAGTTCACTAGCATCTCCTTTTTGCCGTGTCTCCAATCCACTGCTACTTGTCGTTTTTCCTCCTTACTATGGTGCCGAACTAGCCTAATATGAAAAGGAACACCGCGACTAATTCAGCTTTCGGCTGCCATAACAGCCCGAACAGGTGCGGGTCCTATTCCTTAATTTTGTTGTCCTCAAATTCTGCCAACGCATACTTGAATTCTTTGGGATGAATGTGTGTTTTTTCTTTATAATCTTTTAGCAATTCATAATAAGCACTTAATCTTTTTAAAAACTTGTGCTTCCATTGTCTCAATTCAACTCCTTGAAATCGGAATTCTTGCAAATATAGGTCAGGAGTACATACCATTATAATGCCTTGTTGAATCTTACTGCCATGAACATAGTCGTGGGCCATGGCATATGCTGCAATCTGCATGTAATAGTCATCAATCCATTCTTTCCTCTTGGGCTGATTTGCTTGTTTAAAGTCCACAATAGTATCCATGTCATTGTGTCTACATACCAGGTCCGTGGTCCCTGCATAAAGGCCAGGGTAGTACAATGTAACCTCACTCCCATAATATTCATCAATCGGCGTGAGTCCTATCTCAATCATCTTCTCAGCCATACTCTTCGCCTGTTGTCCTAACGAGGTAAGATCTTCGTATCCTCTCTGAAGGATAAAGGCTTCAATAAACTTGTGCATGGAAGTTCCACGCTTTGAAGCAAGGTTCTTGATCGCTTCAGCCTGCTCTTCACCCACCTTGGCCTTCCATCTTCTGATGAATCCCTGGTCCTTGGTCCGTGATAAAATAGTCGTGACACTGGGTAATCTAGTTTCCCCCACATCATACGTTCTATTTCCTTCGTCATCGGACCTCGGAACACGGACATAGTTATATCTGTCGTTCTTTTTCATTAGAACCCGCCGCCACCGTCATCTTCTAATTCATCAATAACTTCATCAATTTGATTTAAAAGATCATTTTCTTTTTCTTTTAGTCTATCTAGTTGATCTTTAAGTTTTCGAAGTTTTTTAACAGCAGTTTTGTTCATAACTATTTCTTCTTCTTTTTCTTAGCTTTTTTCTTTTTAGCTTTTTTCTTCTTTTTCTTTTTCGTCATCGTTACCTCCTTTTTTAATTGGTTATAATGATCCTCGTTTCTAATCACAGGGATCATTTCTTCAGTCTTCTCACATCCTCCAGCTCTTCGATATCTTTAAAAGGAACGAGAGTGATTTTATCCTTCCTTTCCCAATCGGATCTTTGATAGATATGATAAGGCTTCTTGCCTGTGGCATACGAATTTTTTTTTAATTTTTCCTGGACAAAGTTTAACAACTCTTCACGATTCACGGCCAGCCAACAATCGTCCCGTTCAAAAACAATATAGTTGGCACCACCCTTAAGCCAGCCAGGTTGTCCCCTGACGTTGGTTCCTTCCACCCAGGCGCATTCGTCCTGCGTCTTGGAATCCCAGCGATTCGTTTTCTTGAGGCCCTTGATATCAAACTTAAGAGTCTTTCCGTTCAAGGCTCCTTCGACATCCCAGTGCTCCCTGATGTTTTGATAATCGTTAGCCCAAACAATATCGCTTAAATGTCTTTGAGCAAATGCCTCTTCAACAAGTTTAGCCTTTTTCCTGAATTCTTCCCAGCTCAATGCACTCTCTCTTTCGTCATATCGTAGGGCTTGACGGGAGCGTCTTTAACCACGTCCATCATTTCCTTATACTCCTCCTCATTCATTTGTGTTCGGTAAATGCGTTGAGCAATTGCCATCATGGTCCCTGCTACGAGCTCAGCGGGCTGTTGATGATCGTTCAAGAGATGCATCGCATGCTCGAAAAACTCTTTGTATATTTTTGTGTGATCATCCATTTAAAGACTCCTTAAATTTTCCTTCCCATGCATAAGATCCGTGGTGCTTGGTTGTGGATTCGGTGTTCGCATAAATTCTAAAATCATTTCCTCTCGCTAACTTACAAAAGGAAACATCCTCTCCCATAGCATAGCCGTCGTTAAACCCAAAGTCAAAGAAGTTGTAGTAGAACTTGTGGCTGTCACCTGGATGAGGAATAGCCTCGTTTTTGATTTTTAATTCAGGATGATTTTTTATAATTCTTTCAAAGACTATACGATCAATGAGCATGAGGCCCGTGGGTCCTGCTTCAATCTCCACTAGTCCTCCAGGTAGAAAGGGAATGATTTTGGGATCTTTAAACTCGACGGTATAGATATGCTTAGACAGGTCTGGCGCCTTCGCGCGATAAGGGGTACAGCTAATATTCTTTTTCGCCACCAACATTTTAATCACTGCTTCGGGTTCGAACTCAACATCGGAATCGACGAAGAGCAGATACTGATACTGTGTGGTTAGAAATACAGACGTCAGATAGTTACGCGCCTGATGAATCAAAGGAGATTTCATCGTTTGAATCCCGACTTGGATACCACTCTTAGCTAGCTGCTGAATAAGTTTAATGATCGATAACATCGTGTTGATTTTCACCGAGTCGTAGCACGGCATGGCAATGTAAACGCTCGGTTTTAATTGTGTGGACAGTGTGTTTCCTTCCATTTGTCATAGTCTTTCTTATGTTTGTTATAGCCCTTAACCCAAGTCTCCTTAGGTAAATTCTTTTTCATTTCATTTTTTAAAATTTTTATTCGATGTTTTAATCCACTGATTGTTGTATGCATCCACCCACAGTCATGAGGCTCAATCTGTTTCTTGAACCATTGGATGGTTTCTTTTAATACTTCAATTTGTTGTTCAGGATTCATGCTTTATTCTTGCGATAATATTTTGGATCTTTAAAAACACTAAAAATAGAAGTAACGGTAAGCTCTTTGTTTTTATTAAAACCTGGAAAATCTTTTACAAAAAAGTTGTCTCTTAAGTAATTGTAGGCATTCAAGTTCCAAAGCCCATTATCTAAAATAATAGAAGAAGTTTTTTTCTTATGCTTTACCACACACTGACTAAAATAATATCTTCTCATATATCTATTATCATTATCTATAATAATGTAATCGGCAATTTTAATATTTTCTAAAAAATTCTTGTCTGATAATATATTCATATTAAATAAATTTAGTTCTGTCGTATCCTTTTTTAATTCTTTTTTTATTTTATTAAAATAAAAAGGGTTATGCTCATAACTAATAACTTTATTAAATTTTTCTTCCCAATATAAAGTAGATTCTCCCGCTCCTATTTCTACCAAGATCTTGTCTTTCAATTTTTGTTTAGAAAAAAAATCAATAAAATCATGAGTCAATAATGGTAGTTTATTTGAATTAGACATCAGCCGCGCCTTTTTCCTGAGACGATATTCCTTATCAAGGTTAGGGTTTTTATTCCTGCGTCTGCGACCGTAGAGACGCCAAACAGAACCAGTTTGATCCACCTTTTTTTCCGCCCAAGCCTTATGCACCCCAAGAATACGTTCCTTATGCTTTTGATAATATTCTTTATTCCAGATCTGTCTTTGTTCTTTCGTTTTTTCATACCAATCCCTGTACTGTTGTTTATTGTACATCGTAAAATGTATAGCGTACCGTTAACTCTTCTCCTTTTTTAATGTCTCTGAGAGTAACAAGATTCCATTTCTTTGTGGCAACTTTAAGAAGCGGATCATCAGTCTCATTTATTTTAAGTTCAACTTTAACTATATTGGCATCATCGGAATGATTAATGAATCCTCCCATCGGGGTTCGAATGATTCCTGATCCGATTGAGACATGACTCATACCCAGATTAGTTCCCTGGGCAATGCCTTCCTTGGCAAAGAGTCCTAGATCGTGGATATCACTCTCTTTAATCGTTAATGATTCGGGTAATGGCTTATACATTGTTGTTTTAGTCGGTAAGTCCCCAGGTTTTATCATAAATATATTTCTTTCCTTCTTTTGCTCCTTCTAATGCTTTCTTTACGCTATCATAGGCATGCCCTTTTATACTTTTTTTTGTGTTCATAATGGTTATTACATCCATACCATTATATATCTTCGCGTAGGTATTATGACTAATAGCCACAGAACTCCCACTCATAAGTAGTGCAAACTCACTGCACCCGCTTACGATAATAAAAATTATAGATAAAATCGTCAACTT